TTATGTCTCGTTTTTATCCGTTTCGTTGCCCGCACTTTTTTGCTGGTGCGGGTAAAGCTTCATAGCGGCCTTGCCTGCTAATCGCGCTCTGTCGGCCTTTCGAGTGTATATTTCGGCCATTTTTGTTGATCCCCATCCATACAGTGCTGACAGCTCATAAGGCGTCGCTCCATTCTCTGCGGCTATTGTCGCCCCAGCCTTTCTCAGGCCGTGCGCTCGACCCTTAATGTTGAGTTCCCGGCACACATCAGCAAACCATTGTGAAGAATAGCCATGTGTTAATGGTCTGCCATTATTCATCCTTATATAAGGCCCTGACATTATATTCATCGCCGCAAGGCTTTCTGCAAGTGGTGGCAAAACAGGAGCAACCGTTTCTACACCTGTTTTTTGTGATTTTATGGTGAAAGTATCATTTCTTATGTGATTTGGTGAGAACTTTATCGCGTCTGATATTCGCATCCCTGTATAAAGCATTATATCGAGGGCAACACGTGGCGCTGTGCCAAGTGGGTGAGCCGCTCGGAATATCTCAATTTCCTCCTGCGACCATGTGTGAAACCCATCGCTCTTAGGTAGGGATACATTCAACCCATCGGTCGGGTTCTGTTCAATAATACCTTTCTCGACGGCAAATTTGAAAAGAACTGACATGCAGGTAAGATAGGCTTTCGCAGCGTATTGGTTCTCTTCCCGGCGAACAATACCAGCTTGGATTTGTTGCTTTGTGACGGCGAGGGCGTGCAGGTCGCCAGCCGTTTCGCATATCTTATCAAGCACCCGTCGATGATTATTCTGCGTTCCTTGCGACAGGCTTAAATAGCGACCGCTCATGTAATATTCGGCTACCAGCCATCTGATTGTCATGTGTCGCGCTGGCGCTGTCGTATCGATCGGCATTCCTGCTAAGGCAGAATTATAAGCCCGGTTGAACTCTGGTGAGCCAAATGTACCCGGCAGGCGAATGCGTTGTTCTTTACCCTTGCGGAAATACCAGACGATCTTACCGTGTCTCGTTACTTCTTTCTGCATGTACGGCTTACGCGGTTTAGGCATTCATCACCTAGAAATACCCTTTCCCAGGATTATCGATCTGTTTTGCATCCTTATGTGCCGGATCAACCAAGCGAATAAATGCGTTGCCGATTTTGATTTCTGCTATTTTTCCTGCGTCTTCCGCCCCCTTACAGATCGCGGAAATTTGCCTTGCGGTGACATCAAGACGCTTCGTCATCCTCTCCCCCTTTCTTGCAGTGCGGCGCGGCGCTTGTTGTCGCGATAGGTCCGGTAAACAGATCGCAAGTTTGCTTTCTGCTCATCTGTCATTTGTTCGTGAGCTATCTCAGCAATCGACTTTGGATCGCTGCGCAGCATGTCGCGCAACTCCTCCAAGCCTTCTTTGATCTGGTTGAAGCATTTCTTGGTCATTCGTCACCGCCTTTCAGGGCTTGGCGACCGGCACCTTCAGAGCGAAACTTGCGAAGTTGTTCTCGGAATTGCGCGATATCGACACTCCAATGCCCCGCAGCGGCGTCCATAGAAGTAGGTAATTCTCCAATCTTTCGTGCGTAATTGGCATCCATAACGAGCGCACGAAAAGCAAAGATATCTATTTCTGGAAAGTCATAGCCAAGCCAATGGCGATCTTGCGAAAGATCACTCCTAAGGCGAAACAACCTTGCTTCTGTAAGTTCGAACTCAGGCCACAGTTTAACGGCCAGCCATTTGCGGATACGCTCTGTCAGCTTCATTCTCTCTGCTCCCCAAGTGGGCTTCTGGACAACATAGCGCGCCAAGCCTTTTCTGGATCGTCGGAATACCAAAGACCACGTTCCCGCATCCCCTCTGTCGGCTCCTGTAGAGCGGCGAGGATGGTGGAGATGGCGGCTTTGGCGCTATTGCGGTAACTGTCAATTCTATGTGGGTACACGCCTTCCCAACTTTCACCGCAAAGACCTTTGCAAATTTCCTGAGCCACCTTCTCGATCAGTTCCTTACTGACCATTGCTGGCCTCCCGGAGAATGGTCTCTCGATCAATATCAATCGTGTTTCGGCAGTTCGCGATGCTGTCTTTAATGACTTGCTCGATCTGGAATTTGGCGAAAGCTTCGATCACTTCCTTAGCTTCCTTTGCGCCGAGACAGGCCGAAGCAAGATTTGGATGAAATGACAACGAGAAATCGTCACCGGAGCGGCCAGCCAATTTGTGGCCGTGTTCCTCCAACCATTGCAGCGCAAGTTTGTATCGTGCAATTCGGTCGGCAGCCTCTTTAATCGTTGCGGTATTCATAGCTCGCTGGCCTCCTTTGCGCGCAAGATGGCGTCGATCTCGCAGGCGATGCGCAGCGCTTCAGGGTGCAGATCAGGCGTTTGAGTGGATAAACCTGTCAGGTAGTCCAGCGACACGCCGAGAGCGGTTGCAATAGAGACAGCCATATCAACGGTTGGGTTCTTCGAGCGCCCGTTTTCCATTTCCCATATATGAGATTTGGAAGTTCCCGCTCGATCCGCCACTTGCTGCAAGCTGAGTTTATGCTGCTTACGCAAATCCTTCATGCGCTTTGAAATAGTTTCACCTACGCTCATTGGGTAACCCCTTTGCGCGCAAGAGTTCGATGGACTTGGCACGCCGCTCCAGCGTGAGCGTATAATCTTGGGCCCAATAAGTCTCCTGTGTTCCGTCTCTTTTTGTATAGATAACCTTTGTTCCAGCTGCGTTCGCACGGATGGATCTATAGATATTATTGGCTTTGAAAAGCGCCACTTCGATCAAAACGTCAGTCCGGTTACACGGCCCGTCCAGCTTGGATAGTCTGTCAATGAGGGTCATGGCTTGGCCTCCATTCGACGCTGCACCATTTCGGCCACGGCTGGCAGCTCGTCATTGGTTAGACAGAAGTCGGCCTTAGGCTTTCCGGGCGAGCGAACCAGAACCGTGATTTTGCAATCAGGCTTGAAGCAAGACAGTATCTGATCCATCGCCGTTTCTGTTGTGCTGACTACTTCATCCATTGTCATGGCTTGGCCTCCAAGGCAGCGTTTGTCTCTGCGAGAAAGAACGCAGTCACTTCGCCGGAAGCTTGTTTTGGCCCGTTACTCATCAGTGACTTGTGGATTTGATCGAAGCCGTAAGCGGCACGAGCCAACGCCTTTTCAGCAGCCGCGAGCTTGGCTTCGAGGGTTTTGACCTTGTCCGTAGCCAGCGCCTCGGCCATTGGATTATACGGCGTATCAAGCCGCTTAACCCGCGCAGTCAGCGCCGCGTTGTCGGCTTCGAGATCATCGAGAGAAGCGCCTGCTACGTCATCAATGCCGGTGGAAACGATTGCCGACAGGCTTTCAATTTCCAAACGCAAATCTGAAATAAGCTTGTCCTTCGCCGCAATGATGGCCTCGGCCTGCGAGCGGTCAACACCTTCGCGGATCGCTTGGCCCACGGATTTGTAATGAGCAACATAATCGGCCATGCAGTCCACCCAACCGGCACCAGGGTGAAAACGCTGGAAAGAAATAGTCTCCAACCCTTCGACCGGCGCGACGGGGCGGGTGTTCCAAGCTGCTATCGCCCGGTCAAAGCTTTCGCTAACTTCCTTCTCGACTTCATTAGACATTCCGTGCGCCCAATGAACGCCTTCTGGAACGTCAAACCAAGACCGAAGGAAATCTTCTTTTTGCTTAAGCGTCTGCATCGCGGCCTCCATTCGGGCGGGTGGCTTTAGCTCGTATATCTCGCAAAGCCGACCTGATTGATTTTGCGCCTTCACGCCTGCGGATTTCATTGAGGACCCAGACATAACAGCGGCTTGCCCCTCGAATTTCTTCAATCGTGGTTTCATCCTCGCAGCCACTTTCGATACAAGTTTCAGCCATCGCTATTGCCGATAACAGGCCGCGCAAATCTTTAACTGTGACGCGCTTATTCATCCCGAAACCTCCGGTGAGGCTGGGAGGGGGTGCCAGTGCGTGGGCGAAAAATCGAAATCGCCGCAATCGATTTCATCTGTGATCCATGCTTGAATAGATGGGTGCACATACCAATAGGATTTAACGACTATGACGCCATTTTCCGTGTTGCACGGCCAAGCTAAGAACTCTGTCCCATCCTTCGGCGCTGTCTCAATCGGCAACCAGCCATCCGCAACCATTTTACCGGCGTCGGCAATATGGTACGCTACAGGCTGAGACGTGAGGGCGGCGTCAATTACCGCTATCGTGTTTGGAAGATCAATGTCGTTTGCCTTGAACATATCCTTTGCCAATTGCAGGGCGTTTCTTAAAGCAACGAAACTTGGGTCAACGCCCCGCATCGCTTTGTAAATTTCAGCCTGTTCGTAATCATTGAAGGATGTCGAGGCTGATAGCTGGCATAGGTGCTCTTGACCTGCATTCAGCATACCGTCTGTGACTTCCAACGCCTGCGCAAGAACAGGTTCTTGAGACGAGAGGGCGCGGATTGCGGCGGGCGCTGAGTTGAGAGCCTCAATAGCTATTGGGAATAGATGACCTTGCTCCCATTCAGGGTCGATAGATGCAAGCCGTTTACGTGCGGCAAGCAATGCATCCACTGCCAGCACAATAGCGTCTGCAACCTGTGCCGCTTCCTCCAGCGCCTGCGCACGCGGGGATGGTTCCGAAACCGTTATTCCGGTTTCGATTATATCCAGCCCGTCGGATTTCAGTTGAGCGATTACGTTCTCGATTTCTTCAACGCTGCAATCGAGCGCGCCCCATACGCCTTCGAGAGCGTCAGCAATACGGCGCTTAAAGGTCTTGTCCGTTATCGGATTTACAATATCGGGTGCGGACACCTCGATTGCAGACCTGATGCGAGCCTCATAGTCGGCCTGTGCGGCGGCTTTGGCGGCTTCGACTGTCGGGTGCCGTGACAAATCCTGACAATTGTATTGAAGAACGAAGTCGCCTATCGCGCCGCCAATAACTTCGTAACGCGGGGCCATGCTTTTATGAAACCATCTGCCACGGCTCTCGCCCCACTCCAGCGCCTTCACCTTCAAGCCTTGCAGGAATGGGGCGGCTAGATCTGCGCTAACATATTCAATGTCGTAAGCAAGGCTCGGAATATCGAAGCTAACAACGCAACCTTTTGAGCTTGGTGCCGACGCGTAAATGCGCTCAGGCATAGCCTGTACTGCTTCATCTGGGATGGTCGGGGTCATGTGATCATCTCCCTCGTAGCAGGGTGCCGTCTCGGCATGATTTTTGGTGATTGTTTTTGCCGGGACACATCGATAGGAACCATCAAAAGCCCCTTCGATTGCCAATAGGCTTGTGTCCACTGAATGCCGCGAAGCCAGAAGAAATATTCTTCCCACTTCTCAAGCCGATGCTGGTCTAGTGCCTCATGGCAAGACGAGCATCCGAACGCCGCGTGAAAATCGTCGCTCTTGTTGCCCATGCCTTTGACATCTGACGGGCCGTGGCAAAGAACCGTTGTTGCATTGTCATGGTTGCAGATGTGCGGGATTTGGAACGCGCAAGCCATCCCCTTGGCGCTGTTGCGCAGTTTGGTGGATACAATGCCCATCACTGCCCCCAATCAAGAGAGCCGTTGCGGTATGAAACGCCACGCTCAACTGCGATGATTTCAGCAGTCTTACGCACGTAGTCGCGCTCGATGTGCTTGTAAGCCTTCTTCTGACGCTTGGCCTTTTCGAGTTCGCCCTTGAGCTTGTTTGCTTCACGGTGAAGGCGAGGCAGAGGATCAACGAAGCGTTCCCAGAGATTCCGGAACTTGGATGTGATGAATGAAATGATCATGCTGAATGCTCCAGAAACGCAAGCGGATCAAAGCCAACGTGGCCCGCGAGTTCCTTCATCGAAAGATCGAAATACCGGCAGAACTCCTCATGCTCCATTTCAGCGAATGAAATGCTTCTTGGCGCTTCACGCACCTCTCCAGTTTCCCAATCGATGAATTGCTGGCGTAGGCCGCACATGAATTTTAGCTCATTGGAAAGCTGTTCCTTCGACGGCCATTTCCCTGTTGCTTGAACGACAATCGTCAGGGCTTTCCAGTATGTTTTTAACTGCGGTGGAGATCGCTTTGTTAACGGAACAAGCTGAAATGATTTTCCAAACGGCATAGAGACAAGTTCCTCTGCATCCATCTGAGTAAGCGGACGAATGCCACGTGGTGTCGTTTCCACTTCAATATGAGGCGGCTTGTCCTTGGGTTGTTTCTTGCTCATGGCTCACCCCGCGTTAACAGGATGAGAATTGAGAATTGTACGAAGAACTCGGGCAATCTGATGCTTGCGAAGATCAAATGCACGTTGAAGCGCGTCTTCGTCGTTGGTCAAAGTCGCTTCGACATCAAATCCGTCCCAGACTTCAATGATCTGGTCCTCGTCTTTGCCATTAGCCATTGCGTCATCAAGCTCAGACAAGAAGGTTTCAAGATTGAATTCTTCTGCGCCGACGATCTGCGCATCTTCCACCTGTTCAACCGTCTTATGTTCAATGGCGACTGACGGCGGCGACGGTGGGCTTGGTGGTGATGGCGGCGCGATATTCAATGCCTTACTGACTGGTGCGTCAGCGATTTTTGCGCCTTCATCTTCATCATAGATTCCTGAAAACCCGAATGCATACCGTGCCGCCTGGATCATGGCCTTGTGACGAAGCATTCGATGCTTCATTTTCCATGGGTCAGTGACACGCTTGCACTCTTCGTAATATTCGGTGACGACGACCGGACGGCTGCGATCCTTACGATACATTCGGCAAGTGCAAGAAATTGGCTCACCCTTGTCATCGTCGGTGAACTCAATGTCAAAGCCGTCACAAGCAGGATGCGAGTTTACGAGATTCACCCATCCATCAATCGACACGATAGGAACAATGCCGCCACCCTTAGCAGGGAAAGCATAAATCTCTTTTATAATTGGGTTCAGTCCATATTCTTTCGCAACTATCAGGAATGCCGCAAATTCCTCCGCTGTTGCTTTGGAAAGGCCGCATGTTGCGCGAACGGTAAGGCTGAACTCATCTGGATTTAGCCCGTATTTAGCGGCCAGTCCGTCCCGTAACAGCGGTTTCGTAGTCGGATTGTATGCAGTGGGGAGTTGAGCTACAGCGTTCATTATGCGGCCCTCTGTTCTTCAAAGCGCTCAACGCCAACAACCTCGACGCCAGCACGGACTGCGCGGTTTGCAAGCTGCTCAACGAGAGCCTTCATTTCGGGATGATCTTTCAAAGCCACCAAAGCCTTGTCGTAATCAACGATCCGGGCAGAGACGAACGTGCGTAGGCTAACCTTCGCGCCAGTGCGACCGGCTTGTGCATTCGTTGCCTGCGCAGCCTTTTCACGTTCGGCAGCTTCCGCGTTTAATCGCTTTACTTCTTCCTGAGCTACTTCGTCGTTGCTGGCCTCTGCCGCCCGAGCGCGTTCTTCTGCTTCACGGCGAAGACGGTCAGCTTCTTCCTGTTCTTTACGGCGGCGCTCGTTTTCAAGGCGCTGCTGCTCGATCAGGAATGCATCCATGTGCCGCTTGAGCTTCTTCGACAGGTCGGCAGGCTCATCTTTTAGGTCGCGCCACTTGTCATCAACCGCACGGCCAGCATCAAGGCTTGGCTGCTTTTCGACCTTGTGCAAGTCGGTTGCCTTCTTCGCGATCCCGGCAAGCTTCTTCGACCAAACAGCGGCTTTGTCAGCTTGTTCCTGCGTGGTGATTGGAGACTTGAGAAAAGCGTCAGCGAGTTCTTTTTCAGCTGCAAATTCCAGCTTAAGGGCCTCATGCGGATCGTCTGGCAGGTTGTGACCGATCGGTGCAATCGGTGCGTCATCATCCCAACCGTTGCCATCGGCGGCTTTACGATATGCAGCTTCGGAAACGGGGAAGCGACAAACCCATGACCACAATTCGGCTGGATCACCCATATTATCGCCAATCTTCGCGACGAGTTCGCCACCCTGCTCCCAGATCGCAACAGGAAGCCATGGGCCATTCTTGCCGTCACGCTTACGATAAAAGCCGAGTTGCGCATCACCTTCATGGACAGGAAGGCTCTTTCCAACTTCCTGCGGGTTCGCAAGGGCTGCATTCCAGAAGTCATAAGTATGCGTCATGCTGCAATTCCTTCTTCAAGCTGCTCCACGCGCCTGCAATCTTTTGTGTACCAAGTGACAAAGTGACCGCTATTGGCTTGAACCCAGACAAGATCATCACGGACAGAAAGCACGCGTCCTTCTGGCGCTCCGGGACGGTCTATGTTCTTGATTACGTCATCAACTTCGATGACTTGGCGAACGTTCTTCACCCAATCCGGGCGAACGTAGATGCTTGCATTCCCTTCAATGGGGCGTATCCTCAATTCGGTACAGGCCAGATACTCGACAACGCATTCGATGGTAACAATGTCGCCTTTGCGGAATTGTTTCATTTCAGAACCTCACGGCCAGCACGATAAACGGCATGGCAAAAGCGATTAATATTGCGGTGATTGCTTCGAGGCGGGTGAGTTCACGCATGGTGAACCGCCATTCTCATCTGCACACAATTGACGGTGGTCATTGGATTGATTTCGACAGGTGCCAGCCTAGCCAAGAGGTCGAGAGCCTCTGTGCTTCGGCCTTCAGCAATCAATTCAGCTAAAAGCACCCATTCACGCCAAGCGCGGTCAGTGTGGACGTCACCGTCGCCAGCCTCGCGGCGGCTTTCTAATTCCCTGACTAGCCGTTTTGTGGTGATTTCATCAATGTAGTCGTATGGATCGAAGTCGATGTAAGCCATCAAACAGCCCTCCCTGCCGAATTTGCATGAAGCGACAGGCGCGGAATATATGTTTCGCCCGCAAGAATTGCCTGTTCCTGCTCGTATTCGATCTCGCCTTCAAACTCGTCGGTTACATCGCGGCATGTACCTTCGGTGAAGTTGACGCAAAAGACCTTGAGCACGTTGCCTTCACGGTAGGCATCAAGTGCGCTTTCGCGGGTCAGGTCGGTAAGCTTACCGCCGCCGTCTATGCAGATGTCGCCGGTCAGGTTCTGCCAGATGATCTGATAAACTTCACGGTCAAGGATGATTTCAATTGTCTTCATGGAAATGGTATTTGAGGCATTCATGTCGTGTCTCCTGAATAAGCACTCGGGAAACCGCCCTTCCGGGCGGAAACCGGAAGGCTTAGGCGGCTTTCATCATTGCTCTGATGTGCTGGGCTACCGTCGCGTATGGCTCATCTGTGCGAGGCATATTTCCGGCCCGTACTGCGCGAATGAAATCATCCATAGCTGCGGCACTTCCGATATTGATAGCTTCACGCATTTTCCGGAGTGTCTCATTCGGCATGATACAAGCATCATCCTGCGCAAGACGCGCCAGCCATTCGTAGTGGGTGAGGCGTTCTTGGTTCATGCCGCTACCAACCAATTTCCTTCGCGGCGAATAAGGCCGTCTGAAAGGAGAATGTCATTGATGCGGTTATGAAGGGACTGAGCGGCTACAGCGGAGTTGCTAAAACGCTCAAGGCCAAGCTTTGCTGAATATACCGCACCGTTGTGAGACTTAAGCCCTTCACGGTGAATGCGGCGAACGGCCTTTTCAGCAAGAAGCTCCACAATCCGCTTTATCTCGTTGCTCATCATTTGCGTTGGCTCCCAACTTGTTTGTTGGGTTAAACTTAGTAGGAATTTTCCCACTTGTAAATAGCAAAGTTGGAGAAATCCTACTTTATTTTGACGGCGCTGCGAAACCGTGTAGAATCACAGGCATTGAAGCCCAGAGCGGCAAGCACTGGTTTAGGCATTCAAATAGGGGAGGTTGTTATGTGAACCGCAGCGCGTGGCGCGCTATTTCATGAGATGTTTATCCACTGCATCAACCCACCCATGCAGGACGCCAATCGAGCGCGGGCCAATGTTCACAATCGTTTTTGGGTTTAGTCGGAGAAAGTCATCTGGGCTCGGTTCCCAATCTCTGGGGACGATCGGCCAATCGGTATTGGCATGCCACAAAGCATTCCTTATTCGCGAATATATCGCGGCGCTGTGACAGAAGTCCTGCAAGGCTGGCAGCTTGTCCATACCTTATGATATCAGAAAAGAATTAAGCCAAAAAGAAGCCCCATCGAAGCGGTGCGAATCCTTCCAAAACGACGACAGGTGATTTTGCTGTACACGTGTGCTAGAAATGAAAAAGCCGCTCCAAAGAGGTGCGGCGCGGGCTCAAAAAAAATATTTTAACAAGTTGCCCTGATCTCAAGAAGCTTGCTAACGTCTGCGAAGTTAGACGCTTCGTAGCACATTTTGACGAAAAAGTCAAGTATTGACACGACATAATTTTATCCCCTTATAGATATCAACAATTGGTTGATTACGTCCTTTATGGACTAGTCGATTAATACGGTTTGCCATCAGAAGGAGAAATGCAATGGTAGCTCTCTTGAAAGAAGATGGACAGTTTACTCCTATGCCGGTTGTGCAGGATACAGGGAAGCTAAAACAACTTCTTGATGCGATGAATGAAGCGCCTTCGGCTCCGAAGGGGCTAGTTGATGCGATCCGCGCAGCCAGGAAAGAGTATACGGTTAAGTCCAAATAATGAATCAAGATATATGCTTTGAGCCTCTCGACGGTCACCCGCGAGAGGCTTTTTCTTGCAAACATAGATCTATTCAAAATTTCTTCCGCAAGTGGGCGGAGGATAACCATGTAAAATACAAACAAAGAGTTTTCGTCGCCTGCAAAGATGGCAGCAGAGAGCCTCTTGGGTTTTATTCTCTTACTTTGATGACTTTTGAATCTTCGATGGAAGATATGGCTTCCGCTAAATACGAAGACCGTGAAGTGCCGACTATTTATATAGCGACACTCGCTCGGGATAAAAACATAAGTGATAAGGGTTTTGGTTTTAAGCTTCTGGAAAATGCTTTCAAGCGATGCCTAGATGTTCGCGAAAGCATTGGTGTTTATGCAATCTCCCTACATGCCGCTAACGAAAAAGTGGCGCAGGTTTATGAAGGGTACGGGTTTCGACGCTTCACAGATGGCGCATACAAAAAAGACAATGAGGGCAATGTAATGCCAGCTATGTTTTTTCCTCTGGCGGATATTCGTGAAGCTTTCAAGGTCGCCTGATATCGGATTTGCCAACCCACCACATCTAGCGGCGACAAATTGCCATTAACCATTTGTTAAATTTTCAAGAGAATGTTCTTTATTTGTTCTCATTTATGAGTCATCCTGTCGCACATATCAAGTGTAACAGGGAGTATGGGTATTGGGCATGCAGACTAATTTTATCGTGCAGAGCTACACAAAGGTTAAGGGCGGGAAACTACAGCCCGACAGCCCTTTCATCGCAAAAGACGTAGCTCATGCTCGGCGCACAGCAGAGCGCATGGCTATCAGCAGCCCCATGGTTATAGCCTTCACCAACACCGGCGATGCTGAAACAGGAGATTTCGATCCGCCTAAGCTAATCTATGCGCACGGTGATACGCTGCCACCGGAAGTCGATGAGATGGAAAAGGTCTAACTGCGGGAGAACGAAATGATCAAGTTTGCTCGCATACAGGCAGGCAAGGAAGGCGATAGACTGGAACTTCTGCGAGTGGCCACCCTTAACGGTGGCCTTCTTGCTTTAATGCGGAAGGTTGATTTTAAAGCCAACGAACTCGCTGAAACTATGGCTTTAATGCATGGTGGGGAGTGGACTGCTGAGGTTGATCATCAGATCGGCTTTGTTCGCGTGCGGAGGCGTTAAACCGAATATCCCGCATGATCAGTTCAAAATGAAGCTGGATGTCGTGATCGTTCAGCCCTTCGATTCGTTTCAATGTCTGTAATATCTCTGCCTCACCCCGGATGGGGGTGAGGGATTGCTCTGCGTTCTCTTCTTGAATGCGCCCTTCAGCTAGGGCAAAATGATCGAGCTTGAGCGCGCGCGCAAGCCCAAGCATCTTGTCGGCCCTCACCGACTTCTTTTTTCCTTCAACGATATCACGAATGAAGGTGCGCTCTAATCCGCCAGCTGTTGCTGCTTCGACAGCGCCGACGCCTAATTGCTGAAGCCGTTTTTCGACAATCTCTTTCAATTCCATCATGACCACAGAATAGGATTTTTCCATAGGCTCTGGAAAATCGGAAATTTCCCATTGCAGAGTAGGATTTTTCCAACTATTGTGCTGGCTATGGAAACACAGCTCGTACATAATTTGCTCACACTTTCCTCGGCGTATGGCGCTCTTCGCCAAATTGGTGAAGCAACCGTTGGTCGACATTGCGCAGCTGATGGGAAGTTCTTCAGCCGTATCAGGGAAGGCAAAACCTTCACAGCGAAGAAATATGACGAGGTGATTGGTTGGTTTTCCGATAACTGGCCTGATGATGCTCGCTGGCCTTCTGAAGTTGCTCGTCCAGTACGGCCCCGAAAGGGAGTGGCGGCATGATCCTTCCAGAATCTTCCATCTATTTTGCAAAATGTATCACGGCTGACGGATTGGATATGAACGCGGTCAAAATCGGCATATCCCATGGATTTACTACACGATTGAAGGCTATCGAGACGAATTTGCCATTTAATTGCGAGTTCCTGTGCTCGATAGACGGCGATATTTTCGTTGAATATTTTCTTCATTTTTGGTTCCGGGATCATCGTTTAGGTGGAGAGTACTTCCGATACACCGACGAGCTTCGTTCTATGGTTTCATTCATTTTGGAAACCGGGAAATTACCGCTACCTCTGAAAATACACGATCATGAGTATGAATTGGACGGTATCGACTGTGTGGCTTTCATGCAGAGCAGGGGAATAACTTTTGCTGATATTTCTCTCAATTCAGGGATAGTGGCATCTCGATATGAGGGGCTTCTGCAGAAGCAGCCTTGCGGGAACAGACGTTTTTTGGCGGCTCTAGCCGTCACCGCTGTTCGTATGGGTATGTCCATCATATGGCCAGACGACTTTAGATCGCGCTCCCGCGAGGCAGCGGCATGAGTCTCTCCAAGCGCATTCGCGGCACGATTTCCCATGAACCTCAGCCAATAAAGGTCATCAAAATGGATCTAAAAGAAACTAAACTCGAATGCCTTCGCTTGACGGCAGGTCTTAGTCTCCTTCCGCATGATGCGGTTGAAGTCGCGAAGGCATTCTTCGATTTTATTTGGACCTATCAGCCCTCTTTGAATCAACCAGATAGCCTTCCGGGTTGCGCACTGCCGCCAAAGCCTCCGCGTATGTGTCCAGAATGTACGTCTTCTCCGCAGAGCCGGGGATGAGGCTCTTACCCTCGGCCATCATGATGTCCCGCAAAAGACGGTAAGCCACGTATTCAGGACTGTTTTCTTTAGATTTTTCATAGTTCGCATCTGACATTCGTTTTTCAATCTTTCCGTTTGTTTGGATGTGGCTTGGGTGTCGGGAATCTCCGTTTCAATCCCGGCACCCGACTTCTAGCCCTTTAACAATCCCAGAGGAACCTCCAATGACTGACGACCTTACCTCCGAAGCCCAGACAATTGCAGTCGGCCAGCTTCGCGCCTTCATCGAGCGTATTGAGCGCCTCGAAGAAGAAAAATCCACGATTGGCGACGATATCAAGGAAGTCTACGCAGAATTGAAGGGCAGCGGTTTCGACAGCAAGGTCGTCCGCACCATCATTCGCCTTCGTAAGAAGGAAGACCATGAGCGGCAGGAAGAAGAAGCTATGCTTCAAATGTACTGTGACGCTCTGGGCATGAGTTGAGCCATGTCGGCACGATTCAGCATCATGTGCACTCAAGACGGTACTTGGCATGTTTGCTCCGGTTCGAGGTTCGTTTCCGGTTTTCCAACATATGCGGAGGCGTTAGCCGAACTCCGGCGACTTAATTCCAAGGTCGCTGCGTAGTTTTCGCGTCTTCTTTTAATGGCCGCTTGGCGGGCCTTTTTCAGCACCCGCCAAGCTACAAAACTGATCGCTTCCATTCACTCTCCTTTGCTTTCGTTTCCGGTCGTCGCTGACAGGAACATAGCGAAGGAGTCACCCATGAATTTGGATCGATCACCCAGAAACGTGGATTTTTCACCCAAGGAGAAACCAGTGGCTGACACAGAAGTAGCGGCCTCTCTGCTTGATAGCGTGATCGGCATTCGCGGTGTTCGCGAGCCGGTCAAATCCATGCTGGAACGGGCTTATGTGCAATTGAGTAAGCGTAACAGTGCGTGGACGAGACGGCGGGTTAGAGCCGTTTTCAACAAGGAAGCCAGCCGGATCGAGCACCGCGAGATTGAAGATATGCGGGCGATCCTGAGAGCGAGGGAAGAACATGCCGCTTACCGCGAAGAAACCGCCCGTCTTGCTCAGATGGCTGTCATTCGAGCGCCGGAACATGATTGCCGTTTGGCTCCGTGACAAGGCGGCTTGGCTGGCTGAGTGGATTTGCCCTGAATTGAAGGAGGGCTGATTATGGAAGTGCAGAAAATACCGCATTACGTCAAGCCTGCTCTTGGCCGTCTCTATGGGGGGGCAACACTTGCTCGCGAAGTATCGCAGACGGACGAGGCGATAAAGGGCGGCGGTTTCATCTATTTCACGCTGCCGGACGGCAAGTCCGTGGGGGCTGCTTCTGGAAAGTGGCTGATCGACAACGGCTATGTCTCAGCGACTGGCGACGATCTGTTTCCGGACGGATCGCAAACGTATCAGGTGGTGCGTCATGGCTGAGATGATGACGCTTCGCCGGATGCATGACAAAGCAATCGGCGAGATAAACTCCAAGCTGGATCAGATTGAAAAGGGTAGGCGCGAAAAACCGCCGCGCCCGATGCACTGGTTCGCGCAACAAGAAGACCTTCTCGAATACCGTCGATGCGTTCTTTTCATGATTGAAAAGGAAATGGCCGCACGTCGCAGTGCAGAGGGTGAGGCCGCATGAGACGCGCAGCCAAACGAGATTTCAGTGAGCCGGAAACAGTCTCAGCACTCACTCAGTGCGGTTTCAGCGTTTATCGTCTGGATCAGCCTGTAGATTTGCTCGTTGGCTTTCGAGGCAACAGCTATCTGGTCGAATGCAAAACTGGCCACAAAGGCTACGGCAAATCCCTCAACGATAATCAGCAGAAGTTTGCAGACCAATGGCGCGGTTCGCCAGTGGTGAAGCTCTGCAGCGCTCAAGAAGCGATTGATTGGGCTGTCGATGTGGCATCAGGAGCAAAGCAATGAGCAGATGGGTGCGCGTTCAAGCTGACATACTCGACCATCCATTGTTCGCCAATTCAGAGCGGTCAGAGAGCGATGCATGGCTGTGGCTTATCACGAACGCTGCATGGTCTCCGACGCATCACCGCATCGGCAATGATGTTGTTCCTGTGCCTGTTGGCTCAGTCTTCGTAACCCTGCGCGGACTGGCAAAAGAGTGGAATTGGAAGTCAGAAAAGCGCGTTCGCACCTTCCTTCGCGTGCTCGAAAATCACGAAATGATCGTGACAAAAACGGACGCAGGTAAGACGCAGGTAACTATCTGTAATTACTCAAAATATCAGGAAGGCGGACGCACGCAGGACGCAGAGCGGACGCAAGACGGACGCACTAAATACACCAATACACCAAATACATCTTCACTTCGTTCAGATGTAACGATCAAGCCAGATTTCGAAAGCGAATTTGAGCAACAGTTTTGGCCAGTCTATCCCCGCCGTGTCGGCAAGGGTCAGGCTCTCAAGGCCTTCCGTGCTGCTCGAAAGCAGAATGATCTGGAAACGATCATGGCTGGCGTTCGCCGCTATGCCGCCAGCCGCCAAGGCGAAAACCCAGAATTCACGAAACACGCTTCGACGTGGCTCAACGGCCAGTGCTGGCTAGATGAAGCCGATCCGAAGTTTACCGCCCACCGAAACGAACCGCCTCCGAAGCCTCGAAATATCGGGGATGCGTTACGCGATGAGGCAAGACGATACGGAGTTTTGAGAGATGAACCAGTTAGCGAAAACCGAGAATTTCACAGCGAAAGCCACCCAGCAGGAAATGTTAGAGTGCTTGACCTTGCTTTCAGGCCTTCGCTCAAGAGCTTCGGATAATGATGGGATCAATGTGGCTCTATACTACATCGCCCTCAGAGGCGTTACGCGCCACGGCCTGCAGGTGGCAACCGAGAACATCATTCAAGGTTCTTTAGGCCACCCATTCCTCCCTGATCCGCCAGAGCTTCGCCAAGAGTGCAACAAGGTCATGAAACCTATTCTTGAAGCTCAATCTCGCGATGCTGCAAACGCCAAAATTCTGAAAGGGCAGAAAGAAATGCTCGACGCAATGAATTCCGGGCACTGGACGCCAGAAAGCCGGGCGCGCGCCTCAGAAAAATGGCAATCCGAGAAGGATGCAATGCGCGAGCACAGAGACCAAGAGAACGCCTACGACGCGGCAATGGCACGCCTGCAAGCTTTGGCAGAAGCCAACGGCAAAGACTTCAACCTCGACAAGGTTCCATCCGCTCCAAGCGGGCAGTTCATCCAAGCAGGGAGGGCCGCATAATGAAACACAGCACCAGCACCTGTCCGCTTTGGCTATTCCGCTCAGGCAAGGACACATTTGAGATAGCCGCGATTCTCAAGACCTCACAGGCGGAAGTTGAACTGCAAATCCACATTTTGAGAAGCGCAGAAAAGAACGTGCAGCCTCGCTTTGGCGGCGCTGCGAAACAAGCGGCATAGGAGAAGACCATGAAGTCGATGATGGCAGAGAAACAAAAAGCAAAGCGCACCAGGGGGAGGCCGAGAAAAGAGGGTGCATTGCGTACGGCTTCCGGTCAAATATCCCGGGCCAAAGAGCATCCGGCCAAGGTTGCCTTGCTGGCGAGGATGAAGATTTTCGGCATGAGTGCGTCGGAAGCGCTGTCGAAGGACGCGGCGGATAATCTCGGTCGCTTACATATTGCGTGGAAACGCAACAATTCGACCGGCATTAGCGTCAAGCAATATGATGCTGCCGAGAGATATCGCGAGGTTTTCAACGACTACCGTAAGGCTTATTGCTCTCCATCTGCATATTATGAAAAGGCGGGTAGCATTGGGGCAAGCGATCCAGACAGTTATTCCGCATGGGTTCTACGCGCCAAGCAGGCTTATAGCGATGCGCGCGGGGCTATTGATGAGGCGCAATTAGAAGCTGGCAACGGCAACCTTTACGCCGCCGTTCAGTTTATGCTTGAGCAGGACCAGTATTTTCCACACATGTTGGGGGATATTCGTCTCGGGTGCAATGCACTTCATCGCCACTTCTTCACAAGAAAGAGAAAAAAGTGAGATAAATGTCTTGCTAAATCATTCGATGTGGAATATTCTGCGCATAGTTTCAAAATGGATAATTGTATCCAGAATGAGATTTGAGCGGCCTTCGGGCCGCTTTTTGATTCCGCACATGGTGGTCGGTGCTGTTCCGGGTTATCAGCAGCGTTACGTACCGATCACAGACAAGATGCCCGGATATGTGCGGATACTAATCAGAACGGCGGCGCTGAAAGCAGAAGCGCTAAATGTGAAGTGCGATACGTTCCATACGCGGCGGGCATCCTTAGGTTGACAATGCAATGTGGGGTCACGATGCGCATGCAGCCGGTGTAGCGTCCGGCCCGTTCTGATCTTATCCGTATGGTGGTAGGCCACTGTGTATGAGGGTGGTGCTTAAAACGCGCTGAATACCGTGAAAGCATATATGTTTCAATGGCTTGAGGCGGTGTCGCGCATGTCGCGAGTCCACAAGCAGGAAATCGGTTGTTTTCGAGCACCAAGTCATTGAAATTAGAGACACATTTCAGTGCGAGTCCACTTTGGAATACCAATAGGAAATCAGTTCAATCCTTTGTGGTGGTGCCGAAAAAGGCAGGCGCTTAAACGCTTACCTCAATTTGTCTCCGACGGATTTTCTATTACAGACCGACCGCTCTGCGCAGAATATCGTCCACGCGAGATTGCCATCCCTTACCGCTGGCTTTGAGCTTTGACAGCACATCGGGCGATAGGCGAAGCGACACCTGCTGTTTCGGAGTATCGACAGATGGACGGCCGCGTGAGCGTTTGATGCTGTCCGCGAGATTAGGGAAGGCTTCTGCGAAGGATTTGCCTTGCTTAAGCTGAGCATCAGTAAGCTCTGGATTATCAGGGTCGCTGGCGATCATCTTCTGAATTTCGGACTCCTCTTCCTTGGTGAGAGGGCGCTTAGAGGAAAATTTGATACTCATTAGGGTTTCCTTTCCTTGGTACTTGCTGGTCGCATCGAGATTACGGACAGGGCTTCCGATCCGACTGGCTTGAACACAACAGCGATAATCATCTGGCCGTTAAGTTCGCCTACTGCGATGGAGCGGCCAATCTTGGCGGGATAGATAGTTGCTTGTTCGAAGAATTCGACATTCAACGCTGCAAAGTCCAAGCGGTGCTTGGTCAGGTTGGTTTGTCGCTTCGGTTCGTCCCAGATGATTTCCATGGGATTATTTGTATCACATTTAATCGGTGACGCAAGAATAAAAGTGCTACAATAAATAAAAACATCACGAATAGCCATTTCGACCGCTCAAACCGGCGAAAGGAAACAATATGACCGACAAAGAACAGAAGGGCATTTTCAGTCAGGAAATGGCAGACGCGATTTGTGAGCGCATTGCTGATGGCGATAGCTTACGGACCATTTGTGCAGATGAAAGCTTTCCTGCTCGGTCTACTGTTTTCAAGTGGCTTTCACAGCATGAAGCCTTTGCGGACCAGTACGCGCACGCACGCGAGGCTCAAGCCGATGCTATATTCGATGACATGCTTAATATCGCTGACACTCCCGTTGAAGGCGAGAAGACAAAAGTAACGTCAGACGGCAAGATTGAGACAACAACTGGCGACATGATTGAGCATCGCCGCTTGCAGGTCGAAACTCGCAAATGGATGGCTGGCAAGCTTCGGCCGAAAAAGTACGGCGACCGCACGCAGATGCAGCTTACTGGCCCAGACGGGGACGATGGCGCGCCTACAGCCATTCAGGTAACGATTGTGGACCCGAAGCGGTAAATGAGCCTGCTCAATGTTGGCGTTCCTCGCGCATTGGCTCCACTGCTACAGCCAGCGCGATACAAGGCAGCAAGGGGCGGGCGTGGCGGTGCGAAGTCTCACTTCTTTGCCGAACAGGTAATTCTCCGATGTTTTCAGAAGAAAACGCGCGTGGCTTGTATCCGCGAGGTGCAGGCGACAATCAAGGACTCGGTACGCGAGCTTTTAATCCAGAAGATCCAAAAGCTCGGCTTAGGTAAATATTTCGAAATACTGGAAACAGAGATACGGGGGCCTCATGGCTCCCTTGTCGTTTTCAAAGGGATGCAGTCTTACAACGCTGAAAATATCAAGTCGTTGGAAGATTTTGACATTGCCTGGGTGGAAGAAGCGCAGACCTTTTCTGGAAAGTCATTGCGGCTTCTTCGTCCTACAATCCGTAAAGAAGGTTCCGAAATCTGGTTCTCATGGAACACGCGCTATGAGACTGACGCAGTAGACAAGTTCTTTTTCGGCGGCGCACAGCCAAAGAACTCTATCGTTGTTCAGGTTAACTGGTTCGATAACCCTTGGCTCCCGCAAGTGCTGATCGATGAAAAAGATCAGGACTATGCGGATGATGCAGAAATGGCTGACCACGTGTGGGGCGGTGGATATGAGCGAATAACGGCAGGTGCCTATTTCGCAAAGCATATCGCGGCGCTGGAGCGGATCGGTCGAGTGGGTTGGTTCCCGTACGATCCAGCCTTACCAGTCTTCACATCGTGGGATTTGGGTGTGGATGACTATACGGTCATCTGGTTTTATCAGGTGCGATATCTTGATGGCGTGCCGCGTATACGGATCATTGATTACTACGAATGCTCAGACATTGGGCCGCAGGAAATCATTCCATCGGCTATGCCTGAATATACAAAGGACTTTCAGAGCCGAATTGAAGCAATGCTGGAACTGGGGCGTGATAAGCCTTTCAAGTATCAAAAGCATTTCTTCCCGCACGATATCGGCACTCGTGAATGGGGAAACGGTGCGAAGTCCCGTATTCAGACGGTCAACCAGTTGGGATTGCCATTAAAGCTGATCGCTCGTGGTGTAGCGCAAAACCCTGAAGACCGGATAAATGCCGTTCGTCAGGTGCTTCCAATGTGTGAGTTTCATCAGTCAAAGCGGGTCATGATCGGACTTACTCACCTTCGCCGGTACGCTAAAAAGGTGAACGAGAAGCTTGGTATCTATCTGGGACCGAACCACAACGAGCACAGTCACGCGGCTGATGCTTTCGGTGAGTTCGCAGTGAATTGCGGGCTAAAGATGCCGGAGCCGAAGCCTGAAAAAACAAAATTGATCGAGCCGACAGCGACCCGGTGGCAAATCCCGCCGGTCGATGAAGGCGGGTCAGACCGTATCAGGGTCTAAGGATAAGCTATGATCGATGACGAACTTGAACTGGGCTCTGATGGAGCCGCAGAAGATGAAGCTTTGCCGAAGGCTGAAGACGCTACGGCATGGCTGCGTGTCATCGAGCAGGCAGAGAAGGTCTTCGAGCCATATCAGGACAAGGCTGACAAAATTGATGAGCTTTATGGCGATCTGGAAAAGCTTGGAAACATCAAGCGCGACCGTGATTTTCAGTTGTTCTGGGCGAATATTCAGGTTCTTGCCCCTTCGATCTATGCCCGACCGCCTATTCCTGTTGTCGTGCCTAAGTTCTCGGACAATAAGTCGGTGCTTGATACGGCCTCTGAGGTTCTGGAGCGCTGCACAGTCGTATCGTTTGATCTGTCGTCCATCAACGAGGTGATGCTTGAACTTCGCGACGATCTGGCAATCTTGGCTCGCGGTGCACCCTGGGCGCGATACGAGAACAAGGACGGCAAAGAGCGTGTCTGCATTGAGCACAAAGACCGCAAAGACTTCCTGCATGAACCGGCTCGCAAGTGGCAGGATGTGGGTTGGGTTGCAGGCCGTGCTTGGCTGACCAAAGATGAAATGAAGGCCCGCTTTGCGGAAACGAGCGGCGACGCTTACGAGAGTGCCGAATACTCGATCCAAAAGGACGACAAGGAAAACGGCGCAGACGATGGCATGAAAAAGGCTGGCGTCTGGGAAATCTGGTCAAAGACGGAAAATAGGGTGATCTGGGTAGCACCCGGTGTCGATAAGGTGCTGGACAGTGACAAGCCTCACCTTGATCTTGAAGGTTTCTTTCCTTGCCCGAAACCAGCCTATGGCACTCGTCGCCGTCGCTCGCTGATCCCGATTCCTGATTTGCTCTACTACAAGGATCAGCTTGAGGAAATACGGGAACTGACGAAGCGTATTGATGCGCTTTCTGTTGCTGTCAAAGTTAAGGGCTTCTATCCGTCCTCTGGTGAGCAGGGAGACGCCATTGAAACGGCAATGAAGGCGAATGATGATCGAAAGGTCATGGTCCCTGTTTCGAACTGGGATGCTTTTGGCGAACACGGTGCGCCTATCGTCTGGCTCCCGGTTGATATGATCGTTACGACGATCACGGCCCTTGTCGATCTGCGCAAGCAGGTGATTGATGATGTATATCAGATCATGGGTCTTTCCGACATTATGCGTGGATCGACTGAAGCCAGCGAAACCTTAGGTGCCCAACAGCTCAAGAGCCAATACGGTTCCGTTCGCATTCGTGACAAGCAGCAGGAGCTTGTACGTGTTGCCCGTGATCTGGCGCGTATCAGTGCGGAGATTATTGCCGGGAACTTCAGTCAGAAGACGATTGAAGAAATGTGCCAGATGGAGTTGCCGACCAATGCGGCAATCAAGAAGCAAATCAAGGAAATTGAAGACGGTGCGAAAGCGCAGCTTCAGGATAAAGCTCGCGAGATAGGCCGGCAAGGTCAATCAAATCCGCAGATGGCACAGCAGGCACAGCAGAACCCGGATCAGGCGCAGGCAGCTTTTTCCCAGATGCAAGAGCAAATCATGCAGCAGGCACAGCAGCAAATTGAAAAGCTTTCTGCGACTGTGACCATTGATCAGGTTATGGAGGTGCTCCGGGATCAGAGCGTACGGCCTTTTTCGCTCGATATTGAGACGGACAGCACCATTCAGCCGGACGAGCAGGCAGAAAAGCAGACCCGTAATGAATTCATGGGCGTCTTTACGAGCGGTGTTCAAGCATTGGGCGAATTGGTGAGCGTTGCACCAGAGGCCGCGCCGCTTGCTGGTGCCGTTCTGAAATTTGTTCTTGCGCCGTATCGGACTGGGCGCGAACTTCATGGAGAGATCGACACCTTTGTGCAGGCTTTGCAGGAGAAAGTGTCGCAGCCGCAGCCTGACCCTCAGGCTGATGCAGCAAAGCAGCAAGCTGATGCTGAACAGAAGCGTTTGGATGCGGAGATGCAAATCAGGCAGGCTGAAATTCAGGGGCGTCAGCAAGAGGTGACACTTAAAGCGCAGGCTGAACAGGAAAAGCAGCGAGGGGAGATGGCACTGAAGGTGCAGGAAATGTCGCTGAAGCGTGAAGAGGCCGACTACCGTATGCGACAGATAATGTCGCAGGAAGCACGCGAAGCACGCGAACATCAATTCAGAGTTGATCGAATGCAGCTCGAAAACGGCAGGTTAAGCCAAACAGTTGATCACGCTGAAAGAAACCAAGCGCTGACAGAAATAGCCGCCGCCAATGCGAATAACGGCGCGTCGGCGTCTGATGATAATCAGGATACCTAATTCCAAAGGATATAATTATGAGAAATGCACAAAGGTTGGTCAGTCTAGGTGTTCCACCTGAGCTTGCAAAGGAACTTACCTGTCAGATGGAGCGGAACAGCGAGAGCTCAGTAAGCGTAACCTCGGCACAAATCTCTGATGCCGGGACTGTGGGCAAGGAAGTCTTGCAGGCAAAGGATCAGACGGCGGCACGCAAAACTCTTGGTGCAGGCACTTCGGATTTGTCGATTGGTACTACGTCTGGTACCGCGAAGGCAGGGGACTATGTGCCGACTACAGCTGAAGTTAGCGCGGCCCTAAAGGCAAAGCCCCAGATTTCTGCACTTGTCTCTCCAGCGGCAGATTATGCCAGCCTGAAAGAGGCAACCGCAGCGATAAAATCGCTCATGGAAGCGCTCAAGGCGTAGAGCTCAGCAATGTATCAATGGATCACCCTCGACGATGGGCGGCAGGTCTACCGAAAGCAGTCAGTGCGTACCAATGTCGCTCGCTCGGCGCTGCCGACACCGATGTTTATTCGTGATGATATGCCGGAAACAGAGCACCCTTGCACCGGTCAAACCTTGACATCGAAATCGGCTTTTCGGGCCATCACCAAAGCGCATGAATGCGTTGAGGTTGGGAATGACCAAGCCCGGTTCAGAACCCCGCCAAAGCCCCAGATCGACCGGAAGGTTATCCGGGCATCTCTAGAAAAGGCCAAGGCACGCCTGAACGCCTAAACTCCATCAGACAGGAAAACATCATGGATATCGAAAACGCTGCTCCGGCAGAGCAGCCCCCTGTTGCCGAAATTGGGGAAACGACAGACACTTATAGCAATCCGCTCGGCGCGCAGCACGCTGATAAAGAGTCAGTGCAGCAACCTGAAACTCTGGAAAAGCCTCAAGAGAAGCCAGAAGAAAAGCAGCCAGCCAAATCACCACGTGAAGCTGTTGAGCGCGCAATAGCGAAGACCAAGGAAGAGCCGGTCAACGACGACAAGACCAAAGAACAGCCGAAAGACGCGACAAAGCCGGTTGAACAGCCAAAGGCGGAAGCAAATCAGCAGAAGCCAACCGACGCAAACGCACCAACTGCAAAGGATCAGCAGGCAGACAGCCAGCCACAGCCAGCAGAGACCGATAAACAACCCCGCAACGAAGCGCCACAGCGCTTTCACGATGTGGCTAAGCAGGAATGGGAAAACACTCCAGAAAGTGTTCGCGCCGAAGTGCACCGCAGCATTTCTGAGCTTGAGAGAGGTCTTAACGACCACCGTCAAAGCCATGAAAAATATGAAGCCATTCGCGAATATGACGATATGGCAACTCAGTACGGCACGACTGTAAAGGACGCGCTGGCAAACTACACCGGGATTGAGCGCCAGCTCCATCAGGACCCGATTGCAGCTCTTGAGCAGATTGTAGCGAACGTCGCGGCGCACAAACACTGGACAAATCCAGATGGCTCTCCGCTCACTTTTCGTGATCTAGCCACACACTATCTGAATATGCCAGCTGAACAGGTTGCCTCGCGGCAGGACGCGACAATGCGGCAGCTGAGTGAGCAGATTGCGGCTTTGACTGGGCGCCTGACGACTTCCGAACAAATGGTTCACGAAAGTCGGAAGCGAGAAGCCGAAACATTCATGGAGAATTTCTCCAAAGAGCATCCACGAACGGAAGAGCTGGCAGACGATATCGCTCTACTGCTTGAAAGTGGGCGCACTCAAAATTTGCATGAAGCTTACGAGCTCGCGGATCGCATGAACCCCTCCAAGGGGTTTCTCGCACAGGTGCAGGAAACCGCAACTGAACCTCAAGTGGCTCAAACCCGCACAAAAGCCCCTCCGGTTAACCCGGCAGGCGCAAAATCTATCTCAGGCGCACCAACGGCAGGCTCGGACCCTCGCTCGGCGGGTAAACCTTCGGGCTCCGCACGCGAGGCGCTTCAAAAAGCCCTTCGTAAAGTCAAATAATCATAGGAAAACACAACATGGCTCCAGTTACACAAATCGACCATTATCGCCAAATTCTTTCGATGGCCCTTGAAGACAGGTCGCAGGGCTATCAGGACCTCGTTTCCAAAAGCACGGCTTTTTATGCCGTCTTGAAGCGAAAGGGGCTCTGGAAGCCTTATTCTGGTCCACGCATTCGTGAGCGCCTACTCATCGATAAGATGGACGGCCAGTGGTACAGCGGCTTCGATATTCTGGCGAACAAGCCCATTGAATTGTTCAATGATGCCTATTTCACGCCCAAAATGTCTGTGGTGCCGATCACCCTTTCCAACGAGGAAATCCTCAACAACGAGGGCGAAAATCAGCTGCTCGATACGATGGAAAGCTATCTGGAGGTTGCTGAAGGCTCTTTGACCGAAATGATGGACGCTGCTCTCCACGGTGACGGCTCCGCTAACGGTGGGAAAGCAATCACCGGCCTGAATGCCGCAATTCCAGAGCTTCCCGACCAAGGAGTTTATGGCGGCATTCCACGCGCTGACGTTGCCAAGTGGCGCACCAGTGCGTTTGATGTGAAAAAGGCATTCCCGGATATCGGAACCAAAGTTGATAGCGTCACCATCAGGCCGCTGCTCAACAGGATCATGACGCAGCGCTCCCGCGGGCGACGACATGCTGACTTACTGCTTATGTCAGCTGAGCATTATGAGGCTTACGATGCCGCCACGACCGCTATTCAACGCATTCAGAAAGAGGGTGATCTTGCCAAACTTGGCTTCTCGTCACTCGAATACATCGGTGGCGGCAAGCGCGCCGAAATCGTCCTGGACGGCGGTATCGGATCCAATATGCCAGCGCACACCACCTACGGTCTGGACACGGACAGCATGCGCTTCCGTTACAACCCGAAGCGGAATTTTGACAAGCTGTTCCCCGGCGATGGTCTGATGCCAATCAATCAGGACGCAATTGCACAGTTCATCGGGTTCATGGGTGAGTTGACGAACTGTAACCCACTGTTTTCGTGGCGCTTGTTCGACAGCAATCCAGCAAAATAAGGGCGGCTTCTCCGCCCATTTTTATTTCAGAAAGGTAGAGCAATGTCTCATCGTATAAGCCCTCTTCTTGGTCCTGATATCGAGCAGCATGCAGACAAATACTATTGGGAACTTAGTTCGATCGGTACGCCAAGCTATGCGCTAGGCACAAAGGTCGTTGGTTCCGATGGTCTCGATTACATCCACGTCAAAGCCGCTGCCAATCTGGCGAAAGATGCGGAAGTGACGATCAACGAAACCACTTTCCTCGCCACGGCTGGTTCGGGTGATTTTACTGTTCCAGTCGCCGTTAAATCTGGCGAATATTTTCACGCGAAACGCAAAAAGCTGTGAGGTAGAGGGTAGACATGTCCTTGAAAGAAACCGCGATATTCAAGTCGATCCCGCAGCCTGATGCACTCGCCTCAAAGCGGGCTGGCAGGCCAATTTACAGTGACATAGAAGTTTGCGAGCTTCATTTCCCCGGGGATAAGCAGCACAAGCCTGTGTTCCCTGCTCACTCATTCGCGGGCTGGGGTGAGGATGAGTACGGCAATGCTGAAAAGATCACTTATGCCATGAAGTACAACGAACAGTATCTTCGTTTCAAGGAAGGGCGCGCTCAGGTTGCCGATGGTACTCCGCTTTCCGAATTGCCATTTCTTACGGAAGGCAAGCGGATGGAGCTTAAGGCGCTCAAAATCTATACTGCGGAGCAGCTTGCGGCCTTGGATGGTCAGAACCTCAAGAATTTGGGGCAAGGGGGGCGCACGCTTAAGGAGCAGGCGCAGGCCTTTATTGATACAGCGACAAGCAGCGCTGGGAGCGTCGCACTTGCTCAGGAGAATGCAGGGCTTCGTCAGCGGATTGCAGAACTGACTGCTGAACGGAACGGTAACGCTGCAACGGTTGATGAAGCCGTGGAAGGCACTGAAATGACTACGGTTGCGGAGCATGAGGATGAAGACCTTTTCGCGCTCATGCCCGATGAAGACCTCAAAGCGTTTATCAAAGACAAGTCCGGTGAAGGTGTGCGCGGTACTCCGAAACGTGAAACCTTGCTCGCAATGGCTCGCGAACTCGATCTGGCTGATGAGGGCTAAGTAATGACCGTCAAGGACGCGCTGACAAGTGCCGCATCCCGCATCATGGGCGTTCGCCCGACTGTCTTCTTCTCGTCAACCAATGCACTTGAGGGTGATTTGGCCGAGCTGGTGAACGCTGTCGCCAAGGATATTATCAAGTCGCATGATTGGCGCGTCCTGACGAAACTCTGCACTCTGACGGGTGACGGTATGAGTGAGGCTTTCAATCTGCCTGACGATTATGACCGTATGCAGAAGGGCTCAAGCCTTCAGTCTGCGAGCACCCCCCTTTATAGGTATCAGCCATGCGTTGATCCTGATGAATGGCTCACGCTTAAAATGCGCCATGGCGTTTCCTTGCCCGGGAAATGGATCAAATTTGGTGGTCAAATCCATATCATGCCACAGCCAGCACTAGGGCAGGAAGTAAAATTCTTCTATCAGAGCAACGATTATTCTGTTGATGAAGGTGGAGTAGCTAAGGCCCGGTTTGATCGTGATAATGACAGCTTTGTCTTGGATGAAGGTTTGCTCACACTCGGTCTGGTGTGGCGTTATCGACAACAAAAGCGTCTCGATTTCACCGACGATCAAGCCCTGTTCGAGAAAGCATTCAATGAATTAGCGGGGGGCGATAAAGGTGCGCGCGTCTTCGCAGAAGGCCGCAGTCCTTTACGGTCGAACGCGTCAACAGCGTTTCCGGAGGTATTGGGATGAAATGGCCTCGCTCCACGCCAAAGCCAAGGCGATCAGCCACAAAGCGGTACGCTTCCCCTGTCGGTGGATGGGTGGCAAATCGCAATGTCGCCGACAAGGGAGACCCGAACGCACCTCAGGCGGCAGCGATCCTCGATAATTTCTTCCCGTATGCCTCAACGGTTATGATGCGGCGCGGCAGCGAGCTTTATGCGACGCTTGGAGAAGACCGTAAGCCTGTTCGGGCTCTGTTTAAATACGTTTCAGGCGGTAACCAACGGCTATTTGCGGCGACAAACACACAGATATTCGACATTACGACCGTGCAAAGCCCGAACAATTGGAGAATTGGCACAGACAGCCGGGACGATATCAAAACCGATGCAGGTGCCCGCTTCGGGGTTCTGTCAACCATAGGTCTCGACGTTTTGAGCGGCAAGAAGAGTGGTGATTGGTCTGTTGTGCAGTTTGCGGAGGCCGGTGGCGGAATATTTCTGCGTGGGGTGAACGGAGAAGACACCCCCTTTGTTTATAATGGCACCGCATTCAGTGCTGAACCATCGCTCAAGATGCCCGCCAGTGAAACGGTGGTGAAGCCAGAAGATTTGTCGTTCGTCTGGGTCTACAAGAACCGGATGTTTTTTGTACAGCGCCACAGCCTTAATGCCTGGTATTTGCCCGTCGATCAGATTGGTGGTGAACTGAAAAAATTCCCGCTTGGCGGCGTATTTACCGAGGGCGGCTCTATTCTTTTCGGCGCGTCATGGTCTCTCGATAGCGGGTCCTCCGGCGGGCTTTCCGAACAATGTATATTTGTCAGCACCGAAGGGGAGGTGGCTGTCTTTCAAGGTGCAAATCCTGACAGCGCGAAAGAATGGGGAAAGGTCGGGGTCTACAAGATCGGCAAGCCGCTTGGCTCCAAGGCGCTCATCCGGGCTGGTGGCGATTTGATCATAGCCACGACGACGGGTTTTGTACCTCTCTCGCAAGCTATTCAACGCGACGTTGCTGCGTTGGCCCCGGCTGCCGTTTCTTATCCTATTATGGATGCATGGAATGAAGCGTGTCTGATACGGGGGAACGACGGCTGGCATGCCATGCTGTGGCCTGAGCGTCAGATGGTTCTCGTAACCCCGCCGCATTTGAACGGGTCGTCGCCAGTTATGTTCGTTGCGAATGCACTGACTGGAAAGTGGTGCCGGTTCACAGGCTGGACCTCGAATTGCATGGAGATTTTCCAAGGTCAGCTTTATTTTGGTTCCCTCGATGGGGAGGTGATTAAGGCCAATGTTGGCGGTAGCGACAAGGGGCGGACCTACACAGCCGCATACCTTCCATTATTTGAGGATTATCGTCGCCCGACGCTTCTGAAGCTAGCTAAACTGGCACGCTTCACTATTCGTGCAACCGCGCACCTCAACCTGACGGTAAAACTTCATGCAGAATATGACAGAGAGTTGCCTCACGCTCCGAATGCAACCGCTGTCACCTCGACGCAGGAATGGGGCACCGCAGTCTGGGGTGAAAGCACGTGGGGTGCGAGTTCCCGTTCGGCCTTGAACAGCGAATGGCAGGCAATCGGCGGTGGTGGCTATGTAATTGCCCCATCCTGCCAGATTACAAGCGGTTACGTAGTGCCGCTCGATGCGGAAATTCTGAGTACTGATATTACATATGAAATGACGGATATTCCGGCATGATTACGACTGAGGTTTTCGGCTGGCAGCCAGTGAGGGGCGCGCACTCGATCATCGGCGATTTCGTCTGCAATATGGTTTTTGATGATCCTTTGGCCCTCGACCGCTATGCGGCGATGGGCTTTTTTGATGATGGACGGTTAATTGCCGGTGTCCTTTTTCACAACTGGCACCCTGAAAACGGGGTCATGGAAATGACTGCAGCATCGACATCAAGGAAATGGCTGAACCGACGCACGTTGCAACAATTGTTCGGGTTGGTTTTTGATGGATTTGGTAATCAGATGGTCGTTATGCGGGTTTCAGAGCGCAACCACGCCATGATCCGCATCGCCCGTGCATTTGGCTTCTCCGAGACGTTTATCCCGCGCCTTAGAGGTCGCGACGAAGGTGAATTCATCTTCACGTTGACCGATGACGCATGGCGCAATGGTCGATTTTTTAAAGCTTTAACAGGCAAGTAGGTAATTATGGGCAAGAGAGCTCCTTCCGCACCCGATCCTGTTCAGACGGCTGGCGCGCAGGCGGCGGCAAATCGCTCGACGGCGATTACGCAGCAAAACCTCAATATGGTTGACCAAAGGAACCCGTGGGGCAGCGTGTCCTATGCTCCGAACGGGTCACGTCAGCACTTCGATGAAATGAGCGGCAAGTGGATCGACACGCCGTCTTTCACGCAGACAACGACGCTAAGCCCATCTCAGCAGAAAATTTTTGATCTGAACCAGCAGGCGCAGGGCAATCTGGCGGGTCTTGCCAATGATCAATCCGCCAAGCTGAAAGACTATCTTAGCAAGCCGTTTACCTTCAATAATCAGGATGCGGCCAACTGGGCTTACGATCTGGGCGCAAAGCGTCTTGATCCGCGGTTTGCTCAGGACGAGGCTAGCCTCAGAACGACCTTGAAAAACAAAGGCATTCAGGAGGGGTCGGAAGCGTGGAATTCAGAAATGACCCGTTTCAGCCAGTCAAAAAATGACGCTTACAATCAGCTGATGTTAAGCGGGCGGTCACAGGCCTTCGGTGAGGCGCTGACCCAGCGTCAGGAACCGATTAATGAAATTACCGGACTCATGTCCGGTTCCCAGATTGCCAATCCGGCCCATATGTCGTCTGCAACGCCGCAATCCGGTGTTGCAAATGTTGATTATACCGGCCTCGTCAACCAGAAATTCAAATCCCAGATGGATGCCTATCAGGGCGCTATGGGCGGTCTGTTTGGTATGGGTACGGCTGCTATTGGGTTGGGAAAAGGCGCGGCCATGTTCTCCGACCGTCGCCTGAAAACCGATATCAGAAAAGTCGGGCAGACGGATAGCGGCACGCCGATCTACTCATTCCGTTACAAAGTCGGTGGTCCAGTGCAGATCGGTGTTATGGCGCAGGACCTTGAACAAAAACAGCCGGATGCCGTCTCCACACATCCAAACGGCTTCAAAATGGTCGATTACAGCAAGGTGCGATGATGATTTTTACCAATCCCAACGCTTATGCCCAGAACATCAGCGCGCCTGCTGCTTATGGGCAGCGCCAGCAGCCTGTTGTACAGCCGGTAGCGGGTGCCGTTGACCAAAGTGCATTCCAGCCAATCTCGAGCCCTATGCAGGGCTTTTCGATGATGGCAAATGCTGCTGTCAACAATATGAGCCAGTTCGATAAAATCAGGCTCGGAAGTCTATTCGGGCTTGGTGGAAGGGGGCTTTACTGATGGCTCTTCGTGATATCATTCCGGCATTGTTTTCTGATGACAAGGGGCAGCTTGCCACTCAGGATCAGATTGATGCGCATCGCAAAATTGCTCAGGCCATGATTGCGTCGGGACTGGATACGTCGCCGGTCCAGCATTGGTCGCAAGGGGCAGCACGTCTGATGAATGCAATTGCTGGCAATATGCAGATGGATCGCGCCGGTAAAGAGGCGCTCGCTCTGGCAAATAACAGGGGGCAGGCTATCGGCGCTGCTCAGAGAGACCTTACGGGTCCCCCCATGGGGAGCTATGCAGCATCCGGCCCTTCAGGCGTCAGCCAGCCGCAACCTTCCACACAGCCATCGGCAACACCCGCGAGTGCGCCCGGAAATCCCCAAGCCTATCGTGACGCGGTTGCGTCTATTGAGAGTGCGGGAAGCGGCAATTATTCTGCGGTAGGCCCCGTCAATCCAAAGCTTGGTCGTCCGCTCGGTCGATATGGAGTTATGGAAGGGAACCTTCCGGAATGGTCCAAGGCGGCACTAGGTCACGGGATTACGGCAGATCAGTTTCTCGCAGACCCAAAGGCGCAGGACGCTATTTTCGATAATCGGTTTGGTGGCTACGTCAACCAGTTTGGCCCGGAAGGCGCTGCACAGGCGTGGTTTGCGGGTCCGGGAGGCGTTGGCAAAACCGACCGGAAAGATGTGCTCGGCACGGATGTTGGCAGTTATGGGCACCGCTTTATGGCGGCAATCAACGGTCAGCCTCAGGCTTCAGCGCAAGCGACAAATTCTGTTCCGCAACCGGCAATGGGTGGCGGTGTGAGTGCGCATCAACAGGGCCAGCCATCACAGCAACCAATGAACGCGTCATATTTCCCGCCAGCGCCTTCGTCTGATCACCCGCCTACCATGGGGAGTTATGCGGCGGTTGGTCCACGCAATGGTGCAAATATGGCTCAGGTTTACAAGGATTTGTACGCGCCCGGCGTCACCGATGAAGACAGGCGGAATTTTGCACCGATGATCCAAGCGCAGATGTCGCCTTATGGGTTCATAACGTCGCAAGATGGGACCACGCTACGGACAAATGCCCGCGCCGGCACCGTTGAACCGGTCTATTCGTCACCGAAACCTCAGGTGATCGAGAACCAAGACGGCTCTAGATCGATCGTCAACCTCAACGATCCGAAGGCCATCGCGGGGTACAATGCAAGGGGAGGCGGGCAAACCCTGCCGAATGGGCACGTCACAGCTCAACAGCTTTTTGGCATAAAGGACCCCAAAGAGATGGCGGTCGCTTATACAAAAGCCCGCAATGATGCCGTTGACGCCGGAAAGCCCATACCAGAGTTCCAAGGCTGGTTGGAAAACTACCGTAAACAAGGTGCGATTAATAGCGAGAGCGCGTATCAAAGCGCCACTGGTAAGGACTTAGGGGAAAGGGTTGGCGAGCTTATCAAGGGGCACGACGCTTATAATGAGCAGCTTCAGGCGATCCATCAGATGCAGGCCGCTCTCCCTGAAATCTATACTGGTGCTGGCGGCAATCTTTCGTTGCAAGCCCGGAAGACGATCCAAGCTGCCTCTCAGGCTTTTGGCCTCTCAAACGAAGACGTAAACGACGCGATCAGCGGAACGGAAGGTTTTCAGAAATGGGCGATGAAACTGGCGGGCGCGCAAGCGAAGGCTCTTGGGGGCTCTCGGGGAACGAATTTTGAGCTTGATCAGTATATCAAGAATAACCCCGGTGTGTCCCTGTCGCATGAAGGCAATGGTACTTTGCTGGATATCATGGAGCAGCAGGCAAGACAGAATATCGATAAATCAGACATTGCAACGCACGGTGCCGCACAAGGACTTAAGCCAGATGAGTTAATGAAGCGTCTGGATGATTATGACAGCAAGTCTCAGATTATCGATAAGCTGACTGGCGTTGACCTGAAAACAGGCAAAAAGGTGAAGCCCAGCGCAAAGGAGAGGCGCGCTTTGCAGTTGCAGTCTGGCGCGCTATCGGGCACCACCCCAGCTGGTGTTGATCCTGCGGTGTGGGGTGTCATGACTCCTGAGGAGCGAGCATTATGGCCGAACTGACACTTGAACAGAAGCGCGCTGTTGCTATGGCTTCGGCGCGTTTGCGGTTGCAGCAAGGCGGCGGCGGAGCTTTATCGGCCGCAGTTGCGCCTTGGGATCAGCGCGATGCATCCGGGGTTCCGGGTGGTCAGGCAACCGGCCATCAGCAAATGCCAACTGCATTTCAGCAAGCGATAGGGGATGCAGACGGCGCCATGCGCATTGCCGCCGATAGCATGACATTTGGCGGAGCCGACAGACTTGCCGGACGGCTGAACGGAACCGGCGCGGATCACGAACGACAACTGACCGAACAAGCCCGCAACGATGCCGGGCCAATCGGTAACGCTGTCGATATCGGGGCCGGGTCACTTGTCCCGATGCATGCGGGCGCGGAAGGATTAACGCTCGCAGGACGGTTTGGTACGGACATGCTCGGCGGCGTCAGGGGGCTTATCGCCAGAATCGGATTGGCGGGCTTTGAAGGTGCAGGCTACGGTGCGCTGAATGCTGCCGGTCATGGTCAGGATATAGGACACGGAGCCGAGTTTGGTGCGCTTGGCGGGGTTGGCGGTAATGTTCTGGGCGAAGGGGTTGCCGCCGGAACTCAAAAAATCGTTAATGCGCTTGCCAAAAAGGCACCAACGAGAACAGTTGCGGACTTTATGGCGGCGAAAGATGCGGCCTATAAGGCGGCGGAAAGCGAAGGTGTCAAATTCGCACCTCAGGCGGTTGATCGCTTGTCCAATGCCGCAGACGATGCATTATCAAGCGTGGGGTTCAGCAACCAAAGTCCGGGCAGTACATTGCAGGAGCTTGCACCGGGAGCGTTAGCGGCCAAGAACAATATCAATGCGCACCAAGGTCTTGACCTCTCTCTTTCTGATATGGAAAACATCCGAAAGGTTGCAGGCGCGGCGTTCAGGCCCGGAAATAAAACAAACAATTCTGCTACAGGCTCGATGATCAACTCCATCGATGATTTGTTCTTGAACCCAAATCCTGGAGATGTCGTTTCTGGCGACAGTGTCGCAGCAGGAGCGGCGCTGAAAGATGCTCGCAATTATTACCATCAGGGATCGAAGCTGCAAAAAGTCGAGAGTCTTTTTGACCGGGGCGAGGCCAAGGCTGATGCATCAGGCTCAGGTGGGAACTTCCAAAACGCGACACGCCAACAGTTAAACAAAATCCTTCAGAACAAAGGTTGGGATCGAGGCTTTACTCCTGATGAGTTGGGTGCCGTCAAGAACTTTGTAAAAGGAGGGAACACGCAAAACATCATGCGCGCAGTTGGCGCTATGGCGCCTGCTGGAAATGCTCTGATGAAAGCTGCGTGGGGCGGCGCAGCAGGCATTGGAGGTCTGGCCTACAGCCCTTACGCCGCTCTCGCTGTCGGGGGTGGAGCCGCTGCCTCTGTTGGTGCCAAAAAAATAGCAGAAGCCATGACGCGACGCTCGTTTGAGAATGTACGCCGAACAATTGCCAATGGTGGCGCAAACATCGCGCCTACCAATACGTTAAGCGAACCGCTGGCTAAAATTGCGAGAGCCTTGGCAATAAGCGGGGCGAACCGAACAGCTCTGCATACAGATGCCGGTCCAGCGACGGTTGCTATGCAGTCAATACTTAACGGGCTGACAGGCGGCAACTGGTCCACCCAAAGCCAGTAAAATCCGTTTTTCCCTCAAATCAAATTTGCAGGCCGTCCAGATGGGCGGCTTTTTTAATGGAGAAAGATATTGAAAATCCTCATCGTTGATAAAAACCCCGCTGTTGTCGCAGCCCTTCTGGCTGTCGGCCTTGATGCGGTTGAAGGTGATATTCTGAACCATCCGGCTGACGCCGTTGTTTCGCCCGCCAATTCATTCGGCTTCATGGATGGCGGTGTTGACCTTGCATATTCAGAGCGCCTTGGCTGGCACGTGCAGGCTTTCGTGCAGTCGAAAATTCTCTCCAGATTTGAGGGGGAGTTGCTGATCGGTCAGGCCCTGTCTGTCGAAACCAGCGACAAGGATTTTCCGTACCTGATTTCAGCGCCGACGATGCGTGTGCCCATGGCTATTCCCAATCCACACGATGTGCGACTTGCGACAAGGGCGGCAATTCGTGAAGCAACTAAAATCCGTGCACGCAGTGTCGTTCTGCCGGGTATGGGTGCCGGTTGCGGTCAGCTACGCCCCGAATGGGTAGCCTGCATGATGAAAGCTGGCATTGATGAAGCCTGTAAGCCGAAACCGTTTCCCAAATCGCTCAACGTTGCGGCTGCTCATCACTGGGCCGTGAAGCCGGAACCAGCTGTCCTTTAATCAGAAAAGAATGGCTTGCCATTTCCTTCACCCCAACTTTTACCAGTCAGGAGGGTTTTAACCCATGTGTAAAGCTCAAGCTCAATCGCCCGAACATCAGCCTCATTCTTCCGCCGATAATGGGCGTTTTCTAGATATTCTAAAAATCTTTCCTGAAATCCAGCGTGTTGTTCGTCGAGAGAATGAACGATGCAAGTCGCAAGGACTGCCGCACCCGACTTTTGAGCGCATAGACGAAGTGCTGAACGAGCATTTTCGAGGCCGTTATCATTTTGGGGGACGCGAGCCATCAACGCAATTGTTCCCGTCAAAAAGCGCCTTCCGAGAACGCACACGAAACAAGGGGTACGTTGAGGTCACTGAGGTGGCTTCAGGCTCGCGAACATATTTCGTGCTTTTTCAAGCATGGTTTCAAGAGATGAAACGGCTAGTGGCTGAAGTATTATCACTGGATCGACTTCGCCGCCTGTTTTGAAGCAAACTATCACTGCGCCTTGGTCCGAGGGATGGATTTCCATGAAATCCACTTCACTGGCAATGTAAGTGATTACCGGTTTATCTTCATTCTTTGCCATTGCAAGGGGTTCCTCGTTGAAAGGGATCCTTTGAACCGAGTCGCTTTTAAAAGTCGATATTTTTAGCCGTCCAGATGGGCGGTTTTTATTGGAAAAACACATGCCCTACGATAGCAACGGCAAATACAGCCTGCCGCCAATTTATAAGGCGACGACAGGTGAAAAGGTGCTGGCCGAACAGCACAATATTCCACTTGAGGATGTCGCTCAGGCGCTTTCACAGTGCATTAAACGCGATGGCTCTACCCCGGGGCTACGCAATCAGTCGCTCAGCGGGTTTCTGATCACGGATATGGGGGACGCCCGCAACCCCGGCGATGCGGTCAATAAGCGCATGCTCGATGCCATGATCCCGGTGGGTTCAATTCAGGCGTTTGCTGGTGGTAATCCGCCTCCGGGGTGGCTTCTTTGCGGTGGTCAGGCGGTTTCGCGAGCGACCTATGCTGCGCTGTTTTCTGTCGTTGGTGGCGCATTTGGCAGTGGGGACGGTGGATCGACGTTTAATCTGCCTGATTTCAGGGGGCGTGTGCTAGTCGGACGCGACGATATGGGTGGCCCCGCCGCCAATCGTGTCACTCCGGGCAACTGCGGAATTAATGGAGGGTGGATTGGGTCGGCGGGCGGTGCAGAAAGTATAGTCTTGACTGAAGCGCAGATGCCATATCATCGCCATGAAGGAAATACTGCGGGCGGCGGCGGACACAACCATCAAGGCTATGACAGCCGAAGCTCGATGCCGGGAGCAGGTCAGTTTCTTGTGTCGTCAAATGGCGAAGATGGGCCCATGCATGCGGTTGGAACCACCGGGTGGGCTGGCGACCACATTCATTACGTTGAAACCAATTTCAAGGGGGGCAACGGGGCGCACATGAACGTACAGCCATCCATCATCATCAATTACATTATCAGAACGGGTGTTTAATGTCCGATCTTCGAATACGAATTAACGATCTGCCGGAGGAGCGCACTCCGGCGGTGATTGATAACATTGCTATTGACGGCCCCACGACGCGGCGAACCTCGCTTCAGGCGATGGCGAGTGCAGTTCGGCCTTATTCAACGGAAGGGCAGGCACGAGAAGGGCATGACAATGCTTCATCCATGACGCCGATCCGTGTTGCGCAGGCTATTGAAACGCTTGGTGGATCAAGGTTCGCCACATCGCAGCAGGGCAACAAGGCCGATACTGCTGCGCAGAAGTCTGACCTCGCCTCCGTCGCTTTGAGTGGCAACTATCATGACCTTAAAGACCTTCCCGATCTGGGGTCTGCTGCTGCAAAGGATGTTTCTGCCTTCGCGACAGCTGAACAGGGAAAGAAGGCTGATACCGCCCTACAGCCCCAAAGCCTTGGCGCACTGGCCCGCAAAGATAAAATCGCGATCGCCGATATAGATACCAAAAGCGCTCCTTCCGAAAAGCTGTTCCTGTCTGGCGACGGATCATGGAAAGAACCGCCCGGCGGTGGCGGCATCAGTGGCGGCAAGGTAGATGGCGACCTCAATGTTTCTGGAGGAATGAAAGTAAATTCTATTATATCAGACCAAGCGGTGACCGGGTTTGTAATCGAGGTCGCCGAACGGAGGAAAGATAGTAATAATGATAGTTACCTCTACGTGACTGGTGGAATGCAAAAAGGGGGGGATCTTTTTGGCGAAGTCTGGGGGAAGGAAAATGAATATGGCAAACTCTCGGATTATCTGAAGAGGAACACCGTTCAGCCCAAAGACCTTACTTCGGTCGCGAAAAGCGGCAACTATCATGACCTTAAAGACCTTCCCGATCTGGGGTCTGCTGCTGCAAAGGATGTTTCTGCCTTCGCGACAGCTGAACAGGGAAAGAAGGCTGATACCGCCCTACAGCCCCAAAGCCTTGGCGCACTGGCCCGCAAAGATAAAATCGCGATCGCCGATATAGATACCAAAAGCGCTCCTTCCGAAAAGCTGTTCCTGTCTGGCGACGGATCATGGAAAGAACCGCCCGGCGGTGGCGGCATCAGTGGCGGCAAGGTAGATGGCGACCTCAATGTTTCTGGAGAAATGAAAGTAAATTCTATTATATCAGACCAAGCGGTGACCGGGTTTGTAATCGAGGTCTTTAACTGGGAGGACGATGGTCATAATGGTCGTCAACGCTACGTGACTGGTGGAATGCAAAAAGGGGGGGATCTTTTTGGCGAAGTCTGGGGGAAGAAAAATGAATATGGCAAACTCTCTGACTACCTGAAAGCGCGTTTGCCAAAAACTTTTGCTGTCGTGGATAAAGACAACAAGGTTGTCTCCATCGCCGATGGGCTGGAAAATATTGAAGTGTCGGGTATGCGTGTTGTGGGAATTGCGGAGGAACGGGATTTTGACGCCCAGATGCCGCCCATCGGTTACGATACGGCGCTTGCAGAAGAA